CTTCCGTTAGCTGTTCGCGATCCGTTTTGTATTCGTCCAGCGGGATCGCGCCGTTAAGATATGCAGCCTTTAGGCGTTCAAGTTTCCGCTGAATAGCCTTTTCTTTTGCCGCTGTGGCGCGTTGTGCGCCCTTCTGCCGGGGTTTAGATTGTTCAATGGTTATTTTATCGACTTCCGCCTTTACGGCCTTTAAGACGGCGTTTTCGATGGTGGTTTCTGATATTGTTCGCGCTTGCAAGCAATGCACCATTGGCGAATAATGCCCATTGCACCGGTACAGAGTCAGAGGATATTCTTTTCCGTTTCGCCTGGTGGCGTGATTGGTTCCCGCCATCTTTCGCCCACATTCTGCGCAGACAAGCAAGCCGGAAAAGATGTATGTTCTTTTCTGTGACTGCTTAATATTCCGGGCAAGGCCGATTTGGACGGCATCAAATACCGCCCGTTCGATGATGGGCGGGCAGTAATTCGGATTGCCGCGATATTCCCCGATATACTTTCGGTTTTTCAATAGCCTTTTCATGCTTCGGATATCGGTTATCCGCCCCAGCTCACCGGCAAGCCGGACAGCATCCGAAAGGCTGTTATTCTTCGCGTATTCATCGAATAAGGCCCGGACAACGGGCGCGGCGGCGGGATCGATGGTTAAGTGTTTATCGGTGATTTGATAGCCAAATAACACTTTCCCGCTTAATATTTCGCCCTGTTGGGCCTTGTATTCGAATACCTGGCGGATTCGGCTTGATGTGTTGGCGGCTTCAAATTCCGCGAGATTTACGAACGTATTTATAATCATTCGGCCTTGTGCTGTACTAGAATTATAAATTGGTTCCCATATCGCCAACCATTCACAATGATTCTTTTCGAGAACGCTTTGCATATTTAAGAAGTTACGCAATGAACGGTGAAGCCGATCCAGCTTTGTAACGATTATCAAATCTATCTTTCCGGCCCGGACATCATCAAGCATCCTTTGCAATTCGTCGCGCTGTTCCTTTGTGCCGGATATCCCGGCATCGACATATTCCCCCGCCGGTATGAGATCATCCCGCTGGCGGATGTATTCCCGTAACGCGTCAAGCTGCGCGGGGATTGAATCCCCTTCTTTTTCCTGACGCGCTGTCGAAACGCGGCAGTAAATCGCCGTTCTTTTCATGTTTCTTTTCCCCCATGTTGCGGAACCCGTCCGCGCCGTTTAAACTTAAAGAACCCCAAAGAGAAGCACCAATCATTTTTTCATGGTATTCTCCCCCCTAACGCGCCCGGCCTTGCGTCGGGCGTTTTTCTTATTCTTCTATATTCATTGTTATTTCATTGATTTTCAAAATATACCCTACTATTTTCTTTTGTTCTTCCGTTGCGGCATGATATGCCGAAAGCAGCCGAATATCTTCTGCCGTCAGCGCCGCGTGAATAGTTTCTTCTTTTGGTTCCATGATGTCAGCGCGGCGAACATTAAACATTTTGCAGAGCGCATCAATCTTATCCATTCGCGGAGTGCTTTTTCCGTTAAACCATAATGAAACTGAAGATTTGCTGACATTCAATGCGCTTGCGATGTCATTTTGTGTCTTATCATATTCTAATGCTAATCGTCGTAAGTTTTTCGCGATCACATTTGCATATTCTTTTTCATTGATGATCATCGGCTTTTCCTCCTGTAAAAACATTGTACTTTTCATGGCTTATAAAATCAAGCGTAGTTTAAAAATCCTGTTGACAGTTGAATTAAACTAAACTATACTATCAATAGTTCCAACAATCACAAAAATCAGAAGGAGGTGGGAAAATGGCAAAAATTCCGATTGCCGCCGCAAGGGTTGCAAGGGGGTTAACACAGAAGGATTTAGCCGATAAGCTGGGTGTTTCTTCACAGCTTGTATGGGAATGGGAAAACACCAACAAACCAATCAAGCCGGTTTATCTGTATGCCGTCTGTCATGTTACCGGGTTCAGTCCGGATGATATTTTATTGCCCGGAGAGTTGAATTAAACTAAACTAATGGGGGTGTAACAATGTCACCATTTGCGGAACATGTGCAAGCTATCAGCCGGTTTTTCGATCAAGTCGATTCCGGGCGGATGCGACTTCAAGACGGCATGAAGGAATTCAAGCGCCTTGAAAATCTGATTATGGCTGATTGGATCGCCGGGAAGATTTCCGCCAGCGGCAAAGAAACGCTGCTAGACATCCTGAGAGAATGGAGAAATCCAAATGGAAAAGACGAATTTAAATGTTGATCGGTTGCTGGCGGCGCTTTCCGTCATCCTGTCGGAGCGTACCGGATTAGATGTGACCGTGAGGAAGGGAGAACCAAACAATGACTTTAAAAGGTTATCTGACATTGGCGGCAGTATTGGAGCGTGAGCATTTCGACTATGACGCCAAAAAAGCAAAAAAGGAAATCGAAACGCTTAGAAACGAATTAATGGAAGATGTCATCCGCTATAACACGTTAAGCGTTGACGAAAAGAAACGGGTGCTTGCGGTGATGATGTATGGAGAGGAGGAAACCAAAGATGACAAATGCGAATAAAACGTTATGCAATCTGCCGGGAATGTCGGCACATTTGGAATATATCCCTATTACAAGCGATCCCAAAAGAGGGTTATCTATGCCCGATCTGCCGGATGACGATATGGATGAAATGGACGGCCCCGGCCCGCTGATGAATTTTGTTCTTGGCATGGGCGAGTTTTTCACGCTGGCGGCAGTCTTCGCGGCGTTTAGTCTGATGCTGATGGTAGCTGGAGCATGAAAAAGCGCACCGGGAAAACGGCCCGATACGCTTAGAAGGTAACAAAGGTTGACGGCCCTTGTTGCCTTGATTATAACACAAAAAATCAAGGAGGTTAAAACTATGGCCAAAGTTATTGGCGTAATGGGCGAGAGCGGCAGCGGGAAAACAACCGCGATGCGCAATCTTGACCCAGCGGTAACATTCTACATTGATTCTGACCGCAAGGGGTTAAACTGGCGCGGCTGGCGTTCGCAGTATGCAGTAGAGAAGAAAAACTATTATTCGACCGATAGTTTTACAAATGTTAAAAGTCTGCTGAACAAAATCAATTCAGAAGAACAGTTTAAGCATATCCGTTTTGTTGTCATCGATACCCTTAACGGCATGATGGTTGCCGAAGAAATGCGCATACTGTCGATGCAGTCCGGGGACAAAAGAAGCGCTTGGAGTGACCTGGCATCTAACGGTTGGGACATCATCAACATCGCGTTGAAGATGCGGGATGACTTGACGATTATTATTCTTTGTCATTCAGAAACAGTTTCGGATGACAACGGCATCATTCGAACCCGGATCAAAACCAACGGGCGCAAGCTGGAAAAACTTGTCCTTGAATCAAAGATGACCACCGTTATTTGGGCAGTCCGGCAGAACGGGAAATATAAGTTTATCCTGTCTGCCGATGGTTCGACTTGCAAGGTTCCGTTGGGGGCGTTCGATACTGACGAATGCGAAAATGATATCACTATCGTTTTAAAGGCGCTGGAGGATTTCTAAATGCAGAATAAACCGGAACCAACCGAGGGAAGATTTAAGCAGATTTATTATAAGCAGAATCGCGATAAACCTTATACAACATGCCGCGCCGGTGAGGATGACTATTTACAAACGGACGTTTGGCGCGAAATCCGCGATAAGAGATTATTAAAAGATTCATTCCGGTGCCGGATGTGCGGAAGTGCGATTAATGTAGTGGTTCACCACATCAGATACCCGCTGATATGGGGTACTGAAGATATCGACAACGATTTGATTACGCTTTGCCGGATTTGCCACAACAAAATCCACGCTCCAAAAACAAGCACCGAAGAAATGCCATATTAACGAAAGGGAAAAGCAATGAAAAAATTCAACAAGTTTGAAACCGCGCAAATCAAAACAGGTTCCGTGTTCGATCCGCTGCCGAAGGGCGCGTATGTGCTGAAGATTCTTCGCGCTGAAGAATGCACAACAAAAAAAGGCGATGGGGCATATATTAAAGTCGCTTTTGATATTGCGGAAGGCGAGTATAAGGATTTTTACAAAAAGCAGTTTGACGCAATCACAGACGAAGATAAGCATTGGCCCTATGACGGCATTTATAACCTAGCGGCACCGGATGACGATTCCCCGCAATGGATGATTGACGGATTCGGGACATTTATCGCGGCGTTGGAAGATTCCAACAGCGGTTATCATTGGGATTGGGATGAAACTAAATGGAAGAATCTTATTATTGGTGCGTTATTCCGTATTGAGCAGAACGAAGCTAACGGGAATGTATACGACCATACAAAACCGTATTGGTTCCGTCCAGCGGATGCCGTTCGTAATAAAAAATATGGGCGGCTGCCGAAAGACAAAATTATTAAGGCGAAACCGGCATCAGATTCTTTTATTAATGTCCCGGACGGCGAAGAGGATGAAATCCCGTTCTGATGGATCATTTTGACGAAAAAGAATTACTGAATACATTTGAGATCATTTGTGATACGCGGGAGCAGCCGACACCGAGAGCAAAAAAGCGCTATGAATCATTCGGTGTTGGCTATTCACGCGGGACGCTTAACTATGGCGATTATTGCGGAAATATAACATTCCGGGACGGAAAAAAGCTAATTGATCCAACGGCTACAATTTCCGCGAAATGCGTAGTTGAACGGAAAATGAATCTTGATGAACTGGCGTACTGTTTCACCCGTGGGCGCGACAGATTCAAAAGGGAATTTGAACGGGCAACGGATAACGGGGCGCGGATATTTCTGCTTTGCGAAAATGGGAGCATAGAGAAAATACTACGGCACGATTATAGAAGCCGCTTCAATCCTAAAGCGTTTCTTTCGTCAATAATCGCCTGGGCCATTCGCTACAATATGCAGTTAATATTCTGTACCGAATTAAGCAGCGGGGCAATGATAAAAGAAATCCTTTACCGAGATATAAAGAACAGGATCGAAAAGGGAGAATTCGATGGCAAATACATTTAACAGCGTTGTTTTATACGGAAGTTGGTTAGAAATAGCGCGGCGCAATCTCCCGGAAGATAAAGTTGCGGAATTAATGGTTCAGCTAATGGAATATGGATTATACGGCAAGATTCCGCAAAATGACAATCTTGCAATGAATCTAATATTTGAAATGGCTAAACCGAACATTGATTCTAACATTCAAAAGAAGATTTCCGGCACTAAAGGGGGCCGACCGAGAAAACAACCGAAAGAAAAAACCTATGGTTTAAGCAATGTTAACGGTAACGGTAACGCAAATGTTAACGGTAACGTTAACGATAACGCTAATGATAACGTACCGGCTGCGGACGCTACGCCGCGCCCTGAGGGGGGCGCTTGTGCGCCCTTGCCGGTCAGTACAGATGATAATTGGAGGATGGCGTAACGATGACCGAATTATATCAATTTGACAAAGAAGATGCTTATCGTTTCGCCAGGAGCATACACGCATTTGTTCAAGAGAAGGGAGATGAACTTCATTTCAAATATTGCCCGTTCTGTAATGGCGGCGATAACCATGACAAGAACACATTCGCCATCAATTTAAAGACGGGCGCGTGGAATTGCAAGCGCGGCAGTTGTGGCAGAACAGGCAATATGATAACGTTGGCGCAAGAATTCAGCGATTTTTCTTTGGGTGATGGCATCGATGATATTTATTTGAATCGTGAGCGGTATCGGAAGTTTGCAAAACGGGAACCGATTGAGCCAAAAGAAGAAGCAGTTGAATATCTTGAATCGCGCGGAATACCCGAAGAGATTACGAAGCTATACGAAATCACGATGAAAAAAGACGTTGACCATGTAATGGTTTTCCCGTTCATCGATGATAACGGCGAAATGTGGTATATCAAGTACCGCAACCTTGCCTATAAAAAAGGCGAAACTAAAGGCAGTAAAGAATGGTGTGAGCGTGACCGAAAGCCGATTCTATTCGGAATGAATCATTGCAATTTCGAAAATGACGTTCTTGTTATGACGGAAGGGCAGATTGATTCGTTAAGTTGCACGGCTGCCGGAATTGAAAACGCGGTATCGGTTCCGATGGGTAAAAACAATTTTACATGGGTTCCGTACTGTTGGAATTTTTTAGGGCGGTTCAATGAATTAATTGTTTTCGGGGATTATGAAAACGGCAGTATTTCGTTATTGGAAGAAATGAAAACGCGGTTTCCCGGCAGAATAAAACACGTTCGACCGGAAGATTACAAAGATTGCAAAGACGCGAATGAGATATTCCTGAAATACGGCGCTGAAGCAATCCGGCAATGCATTGAAAATGCAGAACTGATACCCGTTTCCGGTATTAAGCGAATGGTAGATATTCAGCGCGTTAAGCTGTCGGAACTTGAAAGCATGAACACCGGATTCGCGGAATTAGACGAAAAATGCCGGTTTTATTTCGGGGAACTGATTATTGTTACGGGAACTGCTGGCGATGGCAAATCAACGCAAACTTCACAATGGGTAACAATGGCATTAAATCAAGGTTATCCGGCAATGATTTATTCCGGTGAGATGCCGTCATGGTTTGTAAAAAACTGGATTGATATGCAGATTGTAGGCCCTGAGAACACACAGTTTAACGGGCGCACATACGATATAACCGATGAATCATATCAGAAGTTAGAAAAATGGGATATGTATCAGAAGTTATACATTTACGACAACGGAAATGAAGACACTAATCAAGATTCCCTTATTGAAACAATCCTGAAGGGAATACAACAGTACGGAATCAGATTTATTGTAATCGATAATTTGATGACCGCTATGGATTATGAAGGTGAAGTAGAACTTAACAACGCGCAAACGGCATTTACAAAGCGATTAGCAAATATCGCCCAGGAAAGAAACGTAATTATCTTGTTAGTAGTACACCCGCGCAAGGGAAACGGCAGCCGCTCATTTTCTAATGATGACATTGCCGGATCTTCCAATATCGTTAACAGGGCGCACAAAACAATCAGATATGCGCGACCGACCGAAAGTTTTACAGATCCAACGGGAAGAACCTGGAGCAAAGAAGAATTATACGATTGCCCATATCGGATTCTAACAGTATTGAAAGACAGGTTAACCGGCAAAACTATTTCAAATGGAATTCTGCTTGGATATGATGAAGCATCAAAACGAATCACGGATAAAACAGGCAGAGATCGATTTAACTGGCGGTTAAACTGGGACGGCGGGAATCCGTCAAAAGGATTCAGCGATATATCAGAGGATGACGAAATCCCGTTCCTGTGAGGTGGCATTATGAACAATGAACAGCCAATTCCGAATGACCTTTTCCGGGATGGTGTGAACAAATTAGTTAATCAATGGTTCCGCCGCTGGCGGGATGCGCGCCTTGCTGAACAGTCCAATTGGGACACTTGCATATCAGAGTTAACGGAAATAGGGCATGAATTCCCATATAAGTTAATTGCTGAAATCGGCGCGGCGCTTGTCGCAGAACTTGAACGGAGGAACCCGAAACCATGAAGCAGCCCGATACCGCCGCAGCCCGTGACCGGGCGAAACGGCTAGTAAAACTAAGCAAAGAAAGAGACATGTATTTTACCGAGAAGGACGGAACGCGGGCGGATTCTGTGTCCGTAAGATATCCCGCTTACGCCGGAACGGTGCTAGAAGCAAAACACGGGGGAAGAATAAAAAAAGATGATAAATTCAGATGCAGTTTTAACCGACGATGAGATCCGCCAGCAAATCATTAACCTGTTGACGGAATATCACAGAAAAAACGATATAGCGCCAACGCTATCCCGGATATTCGATCAGATGAGAGTAGGGCGAACGCGATTCGATAAACAGGTGGATATCTTAACATCTGACGGGCGCATAGAGTCGCGCACCGCCGGAACCGCCGGACATACTTATTTTCGCCTGGTTGGGAGCTGCGCCGAATGGCCCACGGCACGAACCGATGTTGTTATGGGCGTTATAAAGGCCGTTAACGACGCTGGAAGGGCCGCTAAGAGTGCTGATGTTGCACACATGACAAATCTATCAGCTACGGATATAAAACGCGGTCTGAACGCCCTACAACGCGAAGGAAGGACAATCAGCGTTATTGACGGCCCGTCACAAGCGGCGATTTATACCGGCTATATCATCAACCGGGACGAATACAAGCCGCTATTGGCGAAATACGAACGCAAGACCCCGAAAGAGCCGGAACTGAAAGAGGGCGAAAGCATCGTTCCGCATCCAGTCCGTAACCCACGGAACATTGGCACCGGGATATCGTGGCGGGAAGTCATGGCGGCAAAGGCCCGGACAAAGCCCGGCGATGTGTTGCCGATTGTCCGGCGGTATGCAAGCGAAAACACCGTGTTTGTTAGTGGGCGGTTAACTGTCAAATACACAATGCCGCATATTTGCGTGTTTGCGAACGGTGAATCGGTCAAATGGTTTGAGGTTGCCTTGCATTACCGGAAGGGCGCACCGATACCGATGGAAAGAGAGGGCGAACGATGCACGATATAAAGCAGATAACCGCGAATCTTAAAACCATGATAGGCGGGCGCCTGGTGGCGAAGGAACGCGAAAGCCGGTTCGGCACATGGAGCGCATCGGATGAACGCGATTTAACCACCCTTCAAGCGGCGTTGTCGATGCTTGAGCAGCCAATTGATAAAACCAATCGATATGTTAACAAGTATGACTTGATTGATTGGATGGGCGAATATTTCCCGGCGGGAGAAAATGCCGCCGTTGATTTCTGCACATTAAAGATTGAGGACCATATAAACGATATGCCATTTCTGACGGAAGACGGGCGGAAACATGAACCCTATGACGGTCTGTTGTCGGAACCAACACCGCCGCCAGAGTATGACCCGTTCGAAAGAGCAGATTTTGAACACGATGATAGATTGATTGAGGAGGAATGGAATGATTAAGCCGTTTTTACTTCGCGCCGCCGGTTTCGTTATCGGCTGCGCAATTGCCGCCGCTGGTGCGCCGCTTGTATGCCTTGCCGACACTAACACCGAAATTGTATCAGAGGATGTCACCGCCCCGGCGGGTCATTGGGTTGATATCGGTGAATATAAGTTGACTTTTTTCTGTAACTGTAAAAAATGTTGCGGCAAATGGGCGGGCGGCCCTACGGCATCCGGCACGATGCCCGCAGAGGGTCGCACCGTGGCGTGTGGGGCGCTTCCGCTGGGAACGCGGATTCTGATCGCCGGACAGGGCGAATTCATCGTTGAGGATCGCGGCGTGACCGGAAAGCATATTGATATTTACATGAATTCACATAGCGCTTGTTTGAAAAAAGGCGTTCAGCGCGGGGAGGTGTTCCGATGGGTGAAGGATTGACGGATTATCAGTTTAGACAGCTTATAGAGCGCTTACGGGGCATTGACAAGCGCCTGAAGGAAATTAACGGAACCTTAGAAAAGCATCTTGAAAAATCCGAGCGCCAGCCGGAAGAAGTCGATCCGCTTGGATATACGGAATAGGGGGCGCAATGGTTAAAGCGAACAAAAACAAGAACAACGCCAGCGGCGCATTGCTTAACATCAGCCGATACACCGGCGGGGGATTAACCCCGCTGGTGACGGCAGATAATCGGATGATCCGCCGGATGCGCGGGGAAAGGGGGAGAAATGATAGATTTAATCAGCCGTCAGGCGGCGATTGATATCGTTGAATTTGAGTGCGGAGAGTGGAGCGGGTTAGCAAAAACGATTGCAGAAGAAATCAAACAGTTACCATCCGTACATCCAGAACGGAAGACGGGGAAGTGGATAGAACGCAATCCGCAGAACAGCCCTAATTGCCGTCTGATTGAATGTTCTGAATGTGGGGAGGCTTACATAGTCGGATACAACATCGATTATGATTACTGGATTGATGGGCGTAACTTTTGCACGAAGTGCGGAGCGGATATGAGAGGAGAACAGGATGGATGATTTAATCAGCAGACAGGCGGCGATTGACGTTGTTGACGCAGTATGGTCGGTAACGGGTGACAAAAACGTAGCTAAAGTATGGCAACAGATACAAGATTTGCCGTCCGCACAGCCAGAACAGCGGTGGGTTCCTGTTAGTGAGAGATTGCCCGAAATAAAACAGCACGTTCTACTGTCCTGTTATGGTCGAGTAATCTACGGCAGAATGATAAGTGAGGACGGAAATAGCGGTTATCCTGTTTTTGAAATTTGCGACAGCGTGGGCGAAAAAAGACCGATTGTGCTTGAAACCACAGTGCATAGCGAATTTACTACAAGCAGAATAATAGCATGGATGCCACTGCCAGAACCATACAGGGAAGAAAGGACAGAAGAATGAGCGATACAATCAGCAGACAGGCGGCGATTGATGCGCTTGATAAAAGGTTTGACTCTATACCAATGGAGCAGACGACAGAGATTTTGTTATTACGAAAAGATTTGAGAAATCTGCCCTCCGCACAGCCCCAGAGGATGAGGGGAAAGTGGACATACAGCGAGGATGAGTATGGCATAGACGGCTATCACTGCGATAAATGCGGATTCTTTGTGCCGTGGGATTATACTCACAAGTTTATTGATTTCATAAAGGATTATCATTTCTGCCCGAATTGCGGGGCAGATATGAGAGGAGAACAGGATGGTAGCAATAAAGACTGAAATGAAATTACTCCCGGAATGCTGTGACTACTGCCAATGGTACGAATGCAGACCACATCCGTACAGAGGATGGTCAGAAGGCTGTGGACTCATGATGCACTGCATGGATGATGGCCAACCTGAAGAATGGATATATGACGGAAACGGCAGACCAAAAGCTTGTCCGTTGATTGAGATTGATGCAGAGAGGAGACAGGAATGAACAGTCGACAAGCAATAAATTTGCTAAAGGGTTTAGAGCAAAGCCTTGATGATTATTGCGAATTGAATGACGAAGGAAAAGCCGCTTTTCGTATGGCTATAGAATCACTTGAGCTGTTCGGAAATGCCGAACAGTTGCCATCCGCACAGCCCTACACGGACGAAGAAATACAGAAAATGCAGGACATTGAACAGGCACAGCTAGACAAGGCGTATGAAATGGGCAAAGCCGATGCCTTGCGGTGGATTCCGTGCAGTGAGAGGTTTCCAGAAGAGTCTGGAACATATACTGTTACTGCGTATGATGGGGCAACTAAGCGGGTAACATACGCGAAATATCAGAAACGGTTGAAACGGTGGGAACTGACAGGGGCAAGGGCATACTGGAGAGTGCTTGCATGGTGTCCGCCCCCGGAACCGTACAAGGAGAAATAAACATGAGAATTGGAGCAATACATGGCGAAAAATGCCCGATTTGCGAATATGATATGACGCATTGTCAATGTATATTTTATGGGAGTGCGCATCCTGACAGGGAGATACGGAAACGGATTGTAAAAGACCATCTTGAATTACTGTCCCCGAAACAGGTCGGGCATATAATCGCATTGGAAAACTATTGGAATACTGATTATGGCGATCCTAAGTACCGGGAGGAACTGAAAAAACTGAAAGAATTTTTGGAGGCAGAGCCATGAGACTGATTGATGCGGATGCATTAGCCGAAAAGAAATTTCAAGAACGTGAATGTAATGGTTTAGGAGAAGGCCCAGCGTATCGACAGGGATGGAATGATGCTATTGACGCAGTCATGGACAACGAGCCATCCGCACAGCCCGAAATCATCCGGTGCCGGGATTGCAAACTGAGAGACACGGAATATTGCAATATGGCGCATGGTTTTATGGGAATGAAAGATGATGACTATTGCAGTTATGCCGAACGGCGGTGGAGGTGAATGAATGATTGATTTTCTTCTGACTTGCGCCGCCGTTGTTGCGTTCCTGATGGGCATCGTAACGGTTGCCGGGGTTGTTGTGACGCTGGTGCTTGTGATTAGGTATTGGAGGAACTAATGGACAGAGAAGCATTCAAGAATTACATTAACCTTTTGAAAGAGATTGAAGAAAATGACCGGCGCATTAATCAGCTTCAGCGACAGATAAACGACATGAAACCGAAGGCGCGGGAAGTCACCGATATTGTATCCTGTGGCAAGCGTGGCAAAAAGCCGATTGCGACTAAAAAGATTCATGGTTTTTATGATCATTCGGCTATCAACAAGAAGATCGCCAATATGCGCCGCCGGATATCGATTAAGCATTTACAGGTTGCCGCCCTTGAGGAACGGATCGCCGATGTTGAAGAATACATAGCCGGGATGAAGGATGATGAAATTCGACGGCTGCTTACTCTTTACTGCGCCGATGGTGACGGTCATCTGAAAACGTGGGAACAGGTGGCGGAAGAAATGGGGCCGGGTTATACCGCCGAATCTTGCCGCCAGATGTTCAGCCGGGAAATGCGCAGGGCAACAACCCCGGATGATTGAAATTGTCACACATGTCACACATCCATTATGTTATACTGTATCATGGAAAAGCGCGGGAGGCCGGAAGGTTTCCCCGCTTTTTTGGATTGTCCTCCATCCGGGCATCGGTACGGCTTCGCGCCGTGTCGGTGTTCGGGCCGGGGGATTTTTATATTTTGGCTTACCGCATTGCCGAAGAAGTGGGCGGCAAGACATACGGAAGGTGGATAGTGCAAGGTGTGTGCTTTGACTTCCCGTTCTACGTTCTGGAACAGAGGGGAATCCCCTGTGGAAAAGACCTGTATTATCAGATGCGCCGAAAATTCTATTATGAACTGTCAATGAGGATATAAATTGCCGTAATCACGGGATGTTTTTAGGTGGTAATATGGCAACATGAAAGCACTGTGAGGGTTCCTTGCGGTGCTTTCTATTGTTTCTCCCTTCCGGGCGGCATCCACCCTGCCGCCTTGGAGAAACAAAGGGAGAACGGTCAAGGGAGAAAAATGCAAGGGTGGGCGAAATGAAAGGGGTGGACAATGGAAAAAGAGTTTCTGCGGATGAAACTCGCCGACCTTGTGCCGTATGAAAACAATCCCCGGCACAATGAAGAGGCGGTGGATGCAACTATAGCATCCATGCAACAGTGCGGGAATATTGACCCAATTGAAGTCGATGAAGACAACGTGATCTTGTCCGGGCATACCCGGAGATTAGCCCTCATGAAGATGGGCTATGAGGAATCCGATGTTGTCCGGGTGACTGGGCTGACCGATCTTCAGAAAAAGAAGTACCGCATCCTTGCCAATAAGACCAACGAGTTTGCCGGGTGGGATTTCGGGAAATTGGAAGAGGAACTGGACGGGCTTGACTTTGAAGGTTTCGACTTCGGATTCCATACGGGTTCAGACATGGACATTGACAACCTGTTCGCTGATGCTCCTGAGAAAGAACCGAAAGAACCGAAGCAGATACAATGCCCGCTTTGTGGTGAATGGTTCACTCCGTGAAAATGTCCCTTGCGTCCCCGCATACATTGATAAGATTTAAGGAGCGAGAAGCAATGCGAATTTTTCTGGCGGGGGGGGTAACAGGAAACCTTAATCCTGCTTGGAAGGTGATGAGCAGGACGGAGATTACCCCCAACGGTTTTATAAGAGGGCTACAGGTTGAAAATTTTTGGCGGGGGGGGAAAAGAGCAGACACTGGATACAGGATGCTACTTCGCCCATAAAAGAAAATGAAAATATATCTTGCCGGTGTAGCACCGTGGAGGGGGGGGCAAGAGAGAATTTACGATGATGCGATAATGAAGCATCGACCGTATATCCTTGAATCCTTCTACTACACCGATGAAGACACGGAAAGGCTTCTTCCTTACTTCGGAGATTTCTTGCTTGACTCAGGTGCATTTACTTTTATGCAGGGCAGTCATAATAAAACTATCAACTGGGATGAATATATTGAGACCTATGCTGATTTCATTGTGAGAAACAATGTGCAGAAATACTTCGAACTGGATATTGATGTCGTGGTGGGCTATGAAATGGTGTTGCAGTTCCGCAAGAAACTGGAACGCCTGACCAATAGACCTTGCATCCCGGTATGGCACAAATCCCGTGGTATTCAGGATTTCAAAAAAACCTGCGATGAGTATGGTTATGTAGCAATCGGCGGGATCGTATCAGGTGAAATCAAATCAGATGAATACGGAAAGTTCCCTGCGCTTATTAAAGAGGCGCATAAACGGGGAGCGAAGATTCACGGACTTGGTTTCACGGCTTTAAACTGGCTGAAGGTTTGTCACTTCGATTCCGTTGACAGTACCGCATGGACAACTGGAAACAGGTTCGGATTCATCTACAAGTTTACCGGGAAGACAATGATAAAAATTGATGCCCCAAAAGGAAAAAGACTTGGGGACAGCAGAAGGGTGGCACTTAACAATTACGTTGAGTGGTTAAAATTTCAGAAATGGGCGGAGACACACTTATGAAGAAGGTTGTTTTATTATCGGGTGGAGTTGATTCTTCAACCTGTCTTGGGCTTGCATTACAGGAATGTGAGCCGGGTGATGTACTTGCGCTGAATATGTTTTACGGTCAGAAACATGACCGGGAAATGAAAAGCGCAAGGGATGTGGCAAAGTTTTACGGGGTTGAGTTAATGGAACTTGACCTCTCGCAGATTTTTGCGAAGAGTGACTGTTCCCTTCTGGCACATTCCGGGAAGGATATTGCTGAAGGAAGTTACGCAGAGCAGATCAAAGAAACGGGAGGCAAGAAGCCTGTCTCAACATATGTTCCCTTCAGGAATGGTCTGATGCTTTCTGCGGCGGCAAGCATTGCAATCAGCATCGGGGCTTCAGAGGTATGGTACGGCGCACACGCAGATGATGCGGCAGGAAGTGCATACCCTGATTGCTCTGAAGAATTCCTTCAGGACATTGATTCTGCAATCTATGAAGGGAGTGGACGGCAGGTTCATGTATATGCTCCTTTTATCCTCTTCCCGAAATCCGAGGTCGTTAAGCGTGGGCTTGAGATCGGAGTCCCTTACGAACTGACATGGAGTTGCTACAACGGCGGTGATAAACCCTGCGGGAAATGCGGGACTTGTATTGACCGGGCTGAAGCATTCCGGGCAAATGGCGTAAAAGACCCCGCCCTGTGATTTAAGTTGTATGCAAAAACCAACTATAAAAAACTAAGGAGAAACAAAAGTGAACAAGACGGAATATAAATTATCTTTACTGAGAATGGTGTTTGCCGTGAGCCTTGTGATTTCAAACGTGGTCACGGCAAAGCTGATTTATACAGGAATTTCACTATTCGGGGTTATTATTACCCTTCCGGGAGCCGCTCTGTGTTATGCAATCACGTTCCTAATGACAGATGTGATTGGCGAAATATGGGGCAAGGAAGAAGCTGACAAGACGGTCATACAAGGCTTTATCTGTCAGGCATTGGCAACGGCATTAATTATCTTTACGCAGTTCCTGCCTGCGGCTGATGCGGGCGCACAGGAAGCATACAACAGAATTCTCGGTCAGAATTACATCTTTGTGTGCGGCAGTCTGGTCGCCTATTTTGCATCTCAGACATGGGATGTTTGGTTCTTCCATAAAATCAGAAATGCGTATATCAGGAAGCACGGAAGCACGGACGGCGGCAGATGGATGTGGAATAACGGCTCGACTATGACATCACAGGTCATTGACACGGTGCTATTCATCGGCATTTCCTTCGGCATCGGCTTCGGATGGGCATTTAACCCAAATATGTGGTCAACGCTTGCGGCGATGATGGTTGGACAGTATTGTTTGAAGTTTATCCTTGCCGCACTTGATACGCCATTCTTTTATATCATGACCAACAAGAGGGAGCCAAAGAATGGGAAGACCGAGAAAGGAAATAGATGCAGACCAGTTTGAAAAGCTGTGCGGACTGCAATGCACCCTCGCAGAAATTTCCGGGTGGTTCGGTTGTTCCGAGGATACTGTTGAAAGATGGTGTAAGCGAACGTATTCAGCGGGTTTTGCGGACGCATTTAAAAGATATTCGCAGAGCGGCAAAATATCACTTCGGCGGTATCAGTTCAAGATAGCGGAGAAGAACGCCGCAATGGCGATCTTTCTGGGAAAGCAGTATCTTGGTCAGCGGGATGTGCCTGATGTATCAATGGCTGACATTCCTGATGACGGATTCACCGAAGCGATAAAGGGAACAGCGGCACAGGACTGGAAGGTGGACAATGTTTAAATGGGTGGCATTATCCCGGAAACAGAGGATGCTGTTCAACTGGTGGCGTGACGATTCCCCGGTGAAGGATAAACAGGGCATCATTGCAGACGGGGCTATACGATCCGGGAAGACCGTTGCAATGGCGGTGTCCTTTGTTATATGGGGCATGACAAACTTCGACCGCCAGAACTTCATCATGGCGGGCAAGACCGTGAAATCATTCCAGAGGAATGTTTTAAAGCCCCTACAAGCGATTTTACCCGGCAGGGGGTATTCCTGTAGGTATCTTCAGACAGACGGGCTTCTACGGGTTTCTAAGGGGCTTAAAACGAATGATTTTTATGTCTTCGGCGGTAAGGATGAAGCCTCGCAGGATTTGGTGCAGGGTCTTACTGCGGCGGGCGCTTATTTCGATGAGGTGGCGCTGATGCCGGAATCATTCACGAACCAGGCAACCGGCCGTTGTTCGGTCGATGGTTCGAAACTGTGGTTTAACTGTAACCCGGAGGGGCCGATGCATTGGTTTAAACGTGAATGGATTGATAAACGGGATGAGAAAAACCTTTTATTCCTTCACTTCACGATGGATGATAACCTTTCCCTTTCGGATGCCATCAAGGCGCGTTATAAGTCCATGTATTCCGGGGTGTTCTATTCCAGGTACATCAAAGGGCTATGGGCCGTTGCGGAAGGCTTGATATATCCCATGTTCGGCGAATCGAATATGTATGATGACGCATCCCGCCCGATTGCCCTTGATGCAACGGCGGTTAGATATATCGCGGTGGACTACGGCACCACAAACCCATGTGTATTCTTGGACATTCGGGATGATGGGAAAGATATCTGGGTTGATGGTGAATGGCGATGGGACAGCAAGAGCGAACAGGCCCAGCGTCTGCCGGTGCCGAACAAGACCGACAGCGAATACGCGGATGCCATGCGGGAATTCATGACGGAAGACCCCGAAAAGCAATGCATGATTGTTGTTGACCCTTCGGCAAAGTCATTCATAACAGAGCTGCGGAACCGTGGTTTCTATGTCAAAGAAGGCGATAATGATGTGCTGGACGGCATCCGGCTGGTGGCGTCGCTGTTCACCCGAAACCGCTTGCACATCCATAGACGGTGTGAAGGGCTAATAAAGGAATTACATTCCTATGTTTGGGACGAAAAAGCCGGTCAGCATGGCGAGGAGAAGCCGGTAAAGATGCTAGACCACGGTTGTGATGGATTACGCTACTACTGTTATACCATTCTGCCGGATTGGAGGAAAGGCGCATAATGAGCAGACGAAGAAGGCGGCGCGGCACCGCCAATAGAAATACAATGCCGGTCAATGATGCGTTCAGCAATCCGGCGGCGCGTATTGGCTTTGGCACGATGGACTTAATCAACGGGACAGCGTACCCGATGACAAGGCTATCACAGGATTATCAGCGGTTGACAAGCCTTTACCGGGACAACTGGATCATTCAGAACATAGTGCAGCTTGTGCCGGATGATGTGACCCGCAAATGGTACACCGTAAAAACCGCCATCGCCCCGGAATACATCGACAGATTCACACGGGCAGAGCGTCAGAGCGGATTAAGAAAATCCATCAAAGAGGGTATGTATTGGGGGCGGCTTTACGGCGGCGCTGCCGGAATCATCATGATTAAAGGTGATGATGATTTATCGGAACCGCTGGATATAAACCGCGTCATGCCGGACAGTTTCGAAAAGCTGTTGATTCTTGACAGATGGACAGGCATTTATCCGGGCGCATCCCTTGTAACAGACCCCGGCGATCCTGATTACGGCTTGCCGGAATACTATACCATCATGGACCAGGAACGCGGCGCAACGGTGGCAAATGTCCATCATTCCCGCGTCATTCGGTTTGTGGGGCGCGAATTGCCGTGGCTGGAAAAGGTTGTTGAGCAGTATTGGGGCGAATCCGAAATTGAATCAATCTATCAGGATTTAATCAGACATGACAACGTAGCGGCGAATATGGCGGCGCTGACCTTCCGGGCAAATGTAAACTATATGGAGTCCGACGGACTGGATCAGCTACTTGGAACCGGCAATGCGGAAATGCAGCGGCGGTTTTGGAACGTGATGCAAGCGCAAAGCATCATGGAATCCAATTTCGGAACCCGTGTCATCAACAAGGGCGATGCAATCCACAACACACAGTATACCTTTACCGGCTTATCTGATGTCTATGAATGCATGATGATGGATGTTGCCGGAGCGGCACGAATCCCGGTTACAAAGCTGTTTGGACGGTCACCGGCTGGAATGAACAGCACCGGCGAATCCGATATGCGGAACTATTACGATTATATCGATTCGATTCGTGATACAACGTTCCGGGCAATCATAGAACGACTTCTGCCGGTTCTTGCAATGTCAGCATGGGGAAAGATTCCCGATGACCTTGATATTGACTTTGAGCCGATGCAGACGCCGAACAACATCGAGATTGCAGATATTACCGCGAAGAAGACGGCGGCAATCGTCCAGGCATATCAGGCGGATCTGATTGACCTTGAAACCGCCCGGAAAGAGTTAAACGCCCTTGATGCTGAAACGGGTATGTTTGGCAATCTGACGGATGACCTTATAACATCCGGGCGCGGCGTAACGTATTCTCAGTCAATGCAGATGCGCGATCCGATGGCCGGTATATTCGCGGAACCTGTCCCGGAAGATGAGCCGGAACCAGTCGCGCCGGGTGGTGATGTTGAATGATAGGCGATAAGCCGCAAAAGATTATTCCGCCTTCGGGCAATGTTGCCGCTGAATTCATGCAAAAACTGTTTTTTCAGACGGAACAGCGAATCATTGCAGAGATTACGCGGAAACGGAATCAAGGCTTTGTAGACTACTCAGAACACGCAACGTTGCGGCGGGTGCAACAGATTCTGCGCGATATGGTTGGCGATTCGGAAAAGTACGTTCCGCAGATGATGGCTTATCCGTTTATGACTGGAAAGGGAACCTTTAAAGGGTATGGTTCCGCAGAGGAGATCATACAACGGACAGACGCGGAAACCCGGCGATTAATCGAACAGCTTTCGGATAATCTGCTTGGAGAAATCACGGAAGCCGCCGCGACTGCTTACCAGTCAAGCGCGGATTTAATCACGGCGCAGAACGCGTTAAAAGCCGCTGAAAACGGCAAAACGCTAATAGGCAGACATTCCCCCGACATATACAGAAAAAACGTTCTGACGGGCGTTCTGACAACCACAGCAACGGGCGCGGGGCCTTTAACATCCGTTGAAGCTGTCGCACGTTCGATTGAAAAGGAAGGCATCCCGGCATTCATTGACCGGGCGGGGCGCAAATGGTCATTACGCGATTATGGCAACATGGCAACCCGTACAACCTTCCGGCAAGCGCAGACGGCGGCAGAGCTGACAAAGGACGATCACGATCTTTATGAGGTGCTGCGGCATCCGGCGCCCTGTCGGGTGTGCGCCATCTATTCGGGTCGGGTGTATTCCAAAAGCGGAACGAATCCTAATTATCCTTCGTTGGCGCAAGCGTTCGGGAAGGTTGACGCCGCCGGGCCGGATGTATTGAGCAATACTTTCTTGAACATACATCCTAACTGCTTATGTACCATCACGAAGTACACCGAACAGGGCAAAACCCCGGAACAGGTGCAGCGGATGCGCGACAAGTCCAGCTTTGAAAAGAACCCGCCGAAGGGCGATCCCCGAACAAAGAAAGAGATTGCCGCATACCGACAGAAGGAAAAGAACCGCCGGGAACTTCGGGCGGACATCAAGCAATGGGAAAAGATGCGCGAGGCCCTGGGGGACAAAGTCCCGGCAACGTTCGCCACGTTCCAGAAGCACAAGAAACTAAATGACGATAAGTATAAATCATGGCTTGAATTGATGGGCGGAATCACGAAGCCATAACGGAGAAAAGACATGATCACATATTACGGCTATACGATCAGCCCCCATCAGTTAGAAACTGGTGAGGGTTTTTTGATTTGTCGGAATGTGCCGATTGCCCGGACTGGTGAACAGGATTACACGGGCGATGAGGTGGGCGCACCCGGCAAAGACGTTGTGAAGGTATTCAGACCGCCGGAGGAAGTATTCAGCGCGGCGGCGGTTGCCAGCTTTGAAGGAAAACCGTTCACGAATGATCATCCGCCGGTATTGCTGACGCCGGAAAACGCGACACAATACACCGTGGGACACGTTCAGAACGTGCGCCGGGGAACTGGTGAATTCGCGGATTATCTGGTGGCGGACATCCATATACACGATGCCGCGACGATCAACGAGATTCAGAACGGCAAGAGGGAAATCAGTTGCGGTTATGAGTGCGAATACACCGATAACGGTGACGGCACATTAACCCAATCCAACATCAGAGGAAACCATGTTGCACTTGTCACGGAAGGCAGGGCCGGGGCAAAAGCGGCGATCATGGACTCAAATAAACAGATGGCGGTCACAACACCGCCGGAAAGGAAAAACAAAATGAGCAAACATAATGCACTTCTTAATCTTTTCGGACTGGCGGCAAACGGTCGGACCGCCGAAGAGATTAACCGGCTTGCTATGGATACGGCAGAAGCGCTTGAAGCTGAAACACCCGCCGCAGATGCAGAGCCGGACAACGAACCGATTGAGCCGGTCGCGGATGAAGACAACGATTATCAGAAGCGCCTATTCGAATCCATCGATGGTTTCGGCGCAAAGCTGGATCGGCTGATCGAACTGATGGCACCGAAGAATGAAGGCGATCCCGAAGTGGCCCCGGAAGACGAAGCGGCCCCGGTTGATCCCATTGAGGCGGCCCTTAAAGAGATTGAGGAAACCGCCCACGATGCCATGAACGAAGGCGATCCCGAAACCGCCCCGGCAGAGGATGCCGATGAGAGCGAGGAAGCCGCCGTTGTCCCGGCTGAAGAAATGGACAGCGACGAAGCCGATCCGGCAAACGCAGAAGAAGAAAAGCCCGCCGAAGATTGCGGCGCGAAGGATTGCGGCGCTATGGATAGCGCAACCGCTAAAGCGCTTCTGATGGCTGTTAAACCTGCTATTGCAGCTATCGCCGATGATGAACAGCGCAAGGCCGTAACAGATGCCGTTGTTGCTTTTGTACGGAAACCGGCAAAGGCAAATGACGCGGCAAAGATTGCCGAAACAGTCGCAAAAAATGCAGCGGCAAATCAGACAAAGAAATTAGATATTGATGAAATCCAGGCGCTTTATGATGCCCGGAATCCGCATCTCAAAAAGGGAGGTAACTAATATGACTAATCAGGTTATTGGTAAATCCATGTTCCACGGCTATGCGGGATCTTATTCCCGTCAGCCCGACACTATTATTGATTCTCATTCGGCGGCTGGCCCGATTGCTTTCGGTCAGGGTGTTGTATATGGCGAGAATGGTTCTGTAGCTGTTCCGGGCGAATCCGCAACCGCTGCGCAGTTTGTCGGCGTTGCTTGCCGCGAGGTTAAGAGCGCAACAAGCTATCTTGATCAGAATGTTGGTTCTTATGTGCAGTTTGACGCCGTGCCGGTTATCAAGCGCGGATGCGTTAACGTAATCTGTCAGAGCGGAACCCCGGCCCTTGACGGTACTGTTTACCTGAGAGTTAAGGCAAACTCCAGCAAGCCGAATGCCGTTGTTGGTGGCTTTGAAGCTGCGGCAGACAGCACTAATACCGTGGCGCTGACTAATGTCAAGTGGAAGGGTGCGGCAGACGCTAACGGCGTTGCAGAGATTCGCATCATGACCACCCTTCACGCATAATTGCGATAACAGAAAGAGAGGTTAAATCATGGCTTATAAGAATATGGGAACTTTCGATCTTGGTTCCATTGGTGGCGGACAGTCCAAACCGTTCGCAATGGATGCCGCCGGTATCGCTTCCGGTCAGGCTTTCCTTGAGTCCGAACTTGAAAAGCGGGATATGCTGGTTAGAACCCCGCTGACATCTTACACTTACACCCGCGACATCCCGATCCGCGTTGGCGGCGGTTGGGCAGAGTTTGTTTCTGCTATGAATGTTGGCTATGGCGTTACCGGCGGATCCGGTGACGGCGTGATCCAGGCGGGCGCAGTTGATGGCATTCCGCTGGTACAGGCCAACTTTGGAAAAGACCTTTGGAAAACCCATCTTGTCAGCGTTGGTACCCGTGTATTTTGGATTGATATGCAGCGCGGCAACATGACCGGCAGAAACATGGATACCCTTCTGCGCGACGGTCTGCGCCTGACTTACGATAAGCACATGGACGAAAATGTCTATGCCGGATTCGCCCGTTATGGTTCCACCGGACTGCTTAACAACGAGGATGTGACCGTTACCCAGGCAGCAAAGACTTTTGCAGCGGCAACCCCGGATGAAATTCTGGAGATGATCAACACCGCAATCCTTGATGCGTGGGAGGCTTCCGGCTATGACCTTGATGCTATCCCCAATCATATCATCATGCCGTATGAGCAGTATAACTATATTGCCACCACCCGGATCGGACAGCTTGCGGAAAAGACCATTCTGACCTTCCTGCTTGAGAACAACGTTGCAAAGCAGAACGGCGCGGATCTCTTTATCGGTGCAACCGCATGGGCAAAGGGCGCCGGTGCTAGTAGCGCTGACAGAATGGCCGTTTACTGCAACAAAGAGCGTTATGTTGCGGTTGATGAGCTGGTGCCGCTTACCCGTGCAATGACAACCCCGAACGCGGAGCGTTTCAGCTACGATACCGCATACGCTGCTAATGTGTCTGAGGTTGAGCTTTTCTACAATCAGACAATGGTATACGTTGACGGCATCTAATCCCGTATCAAAGGAGGACAATCCAAATGTTTATAATCTCAAAGCGTAACTTCAAGATTCGCCGTGCTGATGGTGAGGTGTTCAGAATTCAGAAGGATTTTGTCGGAACCATTCCGGCAGATGTGGCGGATCATCCGCTGATCCGTTCCGCGATTGCTTGCGGCTGGATTGCAACACCGGCAACAACGGCAGATGCAGCACTTGAAAAGGCAGACGAAAAAGCCGCCGTAAAAGCCGCTAAAACCGATATTCGCCCGGATGCGGAAAAGGTATCGGTAAAAGCAGAAAAGGCGGTTACAGAGCCGAAGAAACGCGTTAGAAAGTAATATTTGACGGAAGGGGGCGCGGTTATGTGGCCTTTTGATACATGGGGCGAAAACCCAATGCTTCCGCTGTTCGCGGCGGCAAGAAGAACGGCGGCGAACATTCCCGGCCCCGGTGAACAGGGAACTTACACGGCGGAAGACTTCGCGGAAGATTACCCGGAATTCTATACGCTGACAGACGGCACATACACGCCGATGATTCCGGCGGCTATGCTTGAACGGTTCATTGAATCAGCAAATGCCGCCGTTATCCCGGCCCGGTGGGGCAACGATTGGCGGCTGGCGGTCGGACTGTATACGGCGCATCTTGTGGCGCTTAGATTGCAGACCTATTCGGACGGAAGCACACCCGGCGCGGCGGCAGCAAATTCGGCGAATGTCGGAACCGTCAAAACTGCAACGCTGGGTGATACATCTATCGGCTATGATAACACGGCAACTAATGCCGGTACTGAAAAATGGGGCGCCTGGAATCTTACAAAGTACGGTTCCCAGCTTGCGACTATGGCGCGGATGCTTGGGATCGCCGGAACTTATGTCATATAAGGGGGCGTCAAAATGTATATGCTTTCAAGCTGGTACACAGATTTGATGGATATATACCGCGTGACGGACACCGGCGGCGCGGTTACCCGTCAGACATTGACGCTGATTCAATCAGATGTCCCTTGCCGGGTGTATTCCAGTCAGACAAACAACCTTGCTATCAATCCAACAGCGGCCACGGCAAACAAGAATGATAAATTGTCCTGTGGCGTTGATGTCGATGTGCGGGCCGGTGACACATTGATGATTACACGCGGCGGCGCTTTGAATCGGGGCCGCGCCCCTGTCCGATACATTGCCAGCCAGCCGCAAGCGTTTTTCGATCCTGTTGGCGGGGCGCTGACGGGCCTTGAACATTTGGAGGTCGGACTAAAGGAAGACAACGTAAACGCCGACGGAATCCCGCGAACACAGGAAACAACACCGGCAGATGGAAAGCTGGGCGCGGCGGCTGTTATGAGTGTTACCGTCGGGCAAGAAATCGAATAGGGGGTGTTTTTATGTCAGGCTTTGGCGCACAATGCCGGAAACGGCTGGAAGAGCTGCGGAAAGCGGGGCAGGACATCCCGAAAATAATTGATGAGGTGGCGGAAGTTGCCACCATTGAAGCGGTTAGAAAAGCAAGGGACAACACCCCGCCGAACGGAAATGCGCCGCTTGCCGGAACCAATATGCGAACCGGGGCCATGGCGGCATCATGGGAGCTGGACAGCGTAACAAAACCAACGCACGGCAGAACGATTCTCATCAACTCACAGAACTATGCATCATACGTTAATGATGGGCATCGGGTCGATCAACATTATGTTCCCGGCTTATACCCTAATGGGGGCTTGTTGGAACGTGTCGATCCCAGCGTTGGCGGCATTGTTGTTGGTACGAAAACAACGTATGTTCCCGGTTTGTTTATGAAGGAAAAGGCAATCGGAAAGTACAAAGACACGGTCCGCAATATGTTGCAACAGAAGGTGCGGGAGGTGCTTAAATGAATTATACGATTGAGAATTTAATACAAAGCATCGCCGCGCAGCTAAAAACGGTTTATCCGGCGTTGCCGGTTTATGACACGTTCACATTACAGGGCAATGAATACCCCTGTTTTTTTGTGTTCTTGATGCCGTCAAACATCAGCGATCAGATTGACGGCGTAGACAAGCGGGAAATCTTTTTTGATGTGGTTTACGTTCAGCAACGGAATATCACGAACGCTTACGCGGATCTGTATTCGGTAGCTGATACGCTTGATGAGCTGTTGGATGTGGTAAATTATACCGCTGATGGCGAAACCGTGCCGCTTCACACGCACGAACGGAATTACAGTATTGATGATCAAGAGTTGCATTACAAATTCAAGATTATAGCAAGGGTATCGCGGCCATATACCCCGAACCCGATGCAGACGGAGGAAACCGATGTCGGAATCAAGAAAGGGTAAAAAACAGGCTGATCCGGGCGTGAAATACACGCGGGGACAGCTTATCCGGTGCAAGGCCCTTGCTAAATATCAGCGGGACTTTGTAACCGTGGCACTTGTTAACCCGGAATACACTATCCCGGAAGCAATAAAGGCGGTTGAAGCCGTCCTTAAAGAAAGGAGTCATTAACAATGGCAGGCGGATTATGGACTAGTCAGAATAAGACAATCCCCGGCGTATACATCAATGTCAAATCTCAGCCTTCGGTCACCGCGAATGTTGGGGATAAGGGCATCGTAGCAATCGCCAAAGCATTATCATGGGGGCCGGTTGGCGAGGTAATGGAGATTACCCCCGGAACCGATGTTACCCCGTATATCGGCTATGATATCAGCACAGCACAGGCGCAGTTTCTGCGCGAGATGATGAAAGGTTCCGATGTTACCAGCGGACCGATGAAGATTCTTCTGTGGCGTTCTGCCGGTACTGGCGGCACAAAGGCAACAGCAACCATCGGCAATCTGACGGCAACGGCGAAATATCCGGGCATCAGAGGTAACGATATTTCCGTATCCGTGGCGGCCGTACCGGATAACGAAGGCACATTTGAAATTTCAACGGTGGTTAGCGGAACAACGGTTGATACACAGACAGTAACCGCGATTTCCGGCCTTCAGAATTCCGATTGGGTTGATTTCAGCGGAACAGGAGCAATTACCGCGAATGCCGGAACCGCTCTTTCCGGTGGTGTTGATCCGACGGCATCCGCAGCCGATGACGCGGCATTTATGACAGCTATTGAAGCGTATGATTGGGATATCATCGCTTATGATGGCGATTCCGCAACCGTTAAGGATGCCTATATTGCATTTGTTAAGCGTCTGAATGAGTCCGTGGGCCGCAAGTGTCAGATGGTGGCGGCAAACATTACCGCCGCGAATACCAAATATGCTATCAGCGTTCAGAACGGTGCAAAACTGGCTGACGGTTCCGAACTTACCGCGCAGAATGCGGTTTGGTGGGTTGCCGGTGCAGAAGCTGGCGCAATGTATTATCAGTCCCTTACTTATGCGCAGTATCCGGGCGCGATTTCCGCTAATCCGAAACTGACGGATGAACAGGCGGCATCCGCTGTCAGCGCCGGACAGATTGCATTCATCGATACTTTTGGAGTTGTTAAGGTTTGTTCGGACATCAACACAAAGACAACCGTTACCCCGACAGAGGGCGCGGAATTCAAGAAAAACCGCGTGATGCGTGTTATCATGCAGCTTTGCAATGATGTTTATGAGCATTTCAGCAACAACTTTATCGGCAAGGTAGACAACAACGCCGCCGGGAGAAACCTTCTGCGCGGATGGATTGTTGGTTACTGTAACGAAATGATGGCAAACAACGGCATTCAGAATTTCACCGCTGATGATGTCGAGGTTCTGCCGGGTGCAGAGATTGACGCCGTTCTGATTAACATCAACATCATGCCTATCGACGCAGTAGAGCGCATATATATTTCTGTGACTGTAACCGCCAACGGAACAACCGTTGCAGTAGCATAAAGGGGGTAAAAGATGAGCTTTTTACTTGAGCGTGACGCCCTTAACGGCAAATCCGGCAAGGCGTTTATCACAAAGAACGGAAAAAACTATGAGCTGTTCGGGCTGAAGAAATTCCAGTCTGATGCAGAATTCCAGGAATCCGATTTTAAGGTTGTCGGAACAACCCTTGTTCAGAAGAAGACAACGGGCGTTAGCCTTACCGGTTCCGCTACGGTTTATTACGGGACCCCGATTTTCCTTGAAATGCTTCAGGAATATCTTAAAACCGGCAAACTGCCCTATTTCACATTCCAGATTACGAACGATGATCCGTCTGCATCCGTGGGCGTTCAGACCGTTGTACTGTACAATGTGAAGCTGTCAAAGGTTCCTGTTGCAATGCTTGATGCAGATGCAGAATGGTTAGAGGAAGAAATCAGCTTCAGCTATACCAACGTGGAAGTGCTGAATGCATTCCATAACCCGGCAACGCTGGGCAACTAATCCAACATCAAATCAATGTTCCGGTGGGCGAATAACCCGCCGGAATTCTTTTTTTCGGAGGACAATCTAAATGGCTACTTTATACGCATTCTTACACCCGGAACCAATCGAAAAGACAAAGGATGTTATCATTTCAAACCGGTTCAAAGATGAGGACGGAAAGATCGTTCCGTTTACCATCAAGAACATTACACAGGAAGAAAACACCGCATTAAACAAGAAATGCAAGCGCATTGAAACCGTTAAGGGAATGCGGATGGAATCCTTTGATTCGGTTAAGTATACGAATATGCTTGTTGTGGCGTGTACGGTCAAGCCGGATTTCCGGGAGGCTGATATCTGTGACGCTTATCACACTATGGATCCGCTTGATGTTCCGTCCCGGATGCTGACAGCGGGCGAATTCACAAAGTTAACACAGGAAATCATGGATCTTAATGATTTCGATGATGTGGAATCCCTGGAGGATGAAGCAAAAAACTAATTGAGAGCGGACACATGGAAACGGAACTAGCTTTTTATATGTTCGCTAACTTTGGGACTTTGCCGGAAACCGTCGCGGCGATGTCGGACAGAGAAAAACTTGTTTGCTGGGAGATGGCAAAACGTGAGATGAAAGGAAGGCGGCACAAGTAAATGGCGGGAATCAGAGAACCTTTTGAAATCGTCGATAAAGCCACGGGGCCGCTGACGGCGATCACAAACAAATTCGGGCAGACAGAACGCGCTATGGGCCGGATTAATAACGAAATGGATCGCTTTTCGCGGTTGGGTTCCGTTGTTACCCGGCTAATGGGTGCAATCGGCGGCGCGGCCCTTGTACGCGGTGCTATTGCCCTGTCAGATGAGCTGTCGCTGACAGAAACCCGGTTAAGAAATGTTAATGATGGCTTGCAGACAACGGCAGAGCTTCAAGATATGATTTACAACGCGGCGCAGCGTTCGCGTGGTTCTTATCAGGATATGGCGCAGATGGTGGCAAGCCTTAAAGCGCAGACAGGCGATACTTTCAGCAGCGTTAGAGAAGCCGCCGGATTTGCTGAATTGCTGACGAAGCAATTTAAGATCGCCGGAACGGATGCAACCGGCATATCATCCACCATGTACAACTTGACACAGGCCCTTTCAACCGGCGTTCTGCGCGGCAATGATTTAAACATCGTCATGTCGAACGCGCCGCAGATTGCGCAGAGAATCGCGGATTATATGGGCGTGTCGGTGGGTGAAATAAAGAAGATGGGCGCCGAAGGGAAGATCACGGCGGACATCGTGAAAAATGCCATGTTGAGCGCGGCAGAGGACATAAACGAGCAATTCGAATCGATGCCGATGACCTTCGGGGATGCCGTGCAGAAGTGCAAGAATATGGGCGTTCGCGCCTTCCAGCCGCTAGGACGCATGATTGCAAACGCTATCAATTCGCCACAGTTTAACGCCGCTATGAACGTTATAGCTAACGGAATAATGAATCTTGCGGTGGTTGGCACGATTGCATTTACGACTATCGGCAACCTTGCGAAATTTGCCGCTGACAACATGGGCAAGATCGCGCCGGTGCTGACGGCCCTTGTTGCGGCTTTCACTATTTACAATGCCCTGTTGGCGATATCGACAGGCTTACAAGCTGCGCATGATGCCGTTATGGGCGTTGCATCGGTCATTCAGCTTATGTATTCAAATGCTGTTATTGCGGCGGCTGGCGGACAGTCTGCATTTAATGCGGCGCTGGCGGCTTGTCCGATAACGTGGCTTGTTGCGGCTATAGCGGCGGCTATAGTGGCTGTTATCGCCCTGATTCTGTGGTTGCATGAGCTGGCCGCAACCGGGCATACAGTATTCGGTGATATTGCTGGGGTTGCCCTTGGATGTTTTGCCGTGATTTTAAACGCGATGGCGATTGTCGCGAATGGCATTATAAGCGCCGTAGAATTCATTGTAAACGCCTATAACACCGGCGTTTATCAAATACAGATGGCATTTTATAGGCTGGCTGTTGGGGCTGTGAATGCGTTTAACAGCATGATTGATGCGGCAGACGGCGCGGCAACGGCTATTGCTAATGCCTTTATCAGCGGCGCGAATGCGGCTATTGGCGGCATTAACAAATTGATTGAAGCCATGAACGCGATCCCCGGTGTCAGCATCGGAACGGTGGGCGAGATCGGGCAAATCGGATCCGTTATTTCTGCCCGGCTTGATACCAGTTCAATCAAAATGCCGTCAAAACCCGGAAAAGCGGCGCTTCCTAGATTTGAAACAACATCAATGAGCGATGCTTTCAACAAGGGTTTTGAAAAGGGTTCGTCATGGGGCGATTCCGCGCAGAACGGCATCACCGACAAATTCAGCGACATCAAAAACGGATTAGGCGATCTGATGGGCGGCGGTTCCATCGCTGACTTGATCGGCAGTAATGACGCTTTAGCGGATGCTATGGGCGGCGGTGCCGGTGGCGGTGGCGGCGGCGGCAAAGGAAACGTTGGATCCGTCGATAAGGTAAAGAAAGTTGAAGATTGCAAGCTGTCCGATGAGGATTTGAAGATTTATCGGGATCTTGCCGAACAGCGTTATATGAACAACATTGAATTGCAGACGCTGGCGCCGAATATTACTGTGTCCATCCCGGAAGGACAGGCGCAGAATCTGACGGCGCAAGATGTCGCGGATCATATTAAATTGATGCTGATTGAACAGGCGGCGGCACATACCGCAGTTTCGCACGGTTAATGATTGGAGGGGGATCGGGATATGGTAATCAGTCCTGAAACGAAAATATTTCTTAAAGTAAAACGGAAGAAATACCGCATCCCGGTTAATCCTTCCGAAATATCGGTGTCACATGGCACGGTGGATAAAACCGAACAGGTGGCGGGCGTTGGTGAAATTCTGATTCCGCAAAAGCCGGGATTGATGACGGCAACATGGAACAGCTTTTTCCCGTCATGGGACGGCGATCCGTATGTAACCGGCAGAACGAACCCGGCAACGATTGCAAAGGCTTTTGAAAAGGCGTGGAAATTGCGCCAGTCATGCCGATTAGTGATAACACGTTCTAACGGCTTTGATACAAATATCAAGTGCCGTATATCGGATTTCAAATACACCGACAAGGGCGGCGAACCCGGCGATCTGTATTACGAAATCACGCTGAAAGAATACCGCAGCTATGGGGCATCTCAGATGCAAGTTGTTTCCGAAACCGCAACCGGCCCGGCATCCGATGCGACATTGATTATGTCATTAGCGGCAGGTCCCGGCGGATCGGGCGCATCATCCCCGGAAACGGCATCGAATAATGTTGTTTACGCGACAGCGGAACCGCAACGCCCCGTAGATAACCCCGTGGCGGTTGTCGGTGCGAATGTGGTTGTGAACGGCGATTATTACTATTCGTCCCTTGGAGCGTCCCCGCATTACACCGCCAGCGGTTTACAGACTACCATTACGCGCATTGTTCCGGGCGCAGATAAGCCGTATCATGTGGGCGGCTATGGTTGGGTTGGTGCTGATGCGATTCAGCTGGTATAGGAGGGCGCGGAATGGCTATCAGATTAACGGGCGTCACTTACGATAACCGCATGATAGATTATACTGACGCGCTAAAGAAAGCCGAAATCCAAACAAACCGCATGGACACGCCCGGAAAGATGACATTTGAGGGCGTGGAGGATTCCGGGATCGCGCTGCCGGAAGGTTCAGCGGTGACATTCACGGACGGCGGAACGGTGGTTTTTAAAGGCTATGTGTTTACGGCAAAGCGTGACAGGTACGGCAATGTCAGCTACACGGCATATGATCAGCTTCGGTATTTGAAGTCGAAACAGTCTTACACGTTCGAAAATCAGTCATTAGAGCAAATCATAACGCAGATTGCGACAGATTTTAATCTGACATTGGGAACCTTGGAACCGACCGGATATATATTTCCTTCGCTGATAAAAGAGAATGAAACGTGCCTTGATATCATCTTTGACGCGCTTTCAAAAACCATTTATCAGACTGGAAAGATTTGGATATTTTACGATGACGCCGGGGCGCTGACATTGCGCGAAGCAAAGAATTTGCAGATAACAACAGTCATCGGTGACGGATCCATGATGACGGACTATGAGTATAAACGGGATATCGACAGTCAAACATATAACCGGGTAAAACTGGCGCGGCCCAATAAGGACACCGGCAGAACCGATATTTATGTGCATGAGGATACCGAAACGATTAGCAAATGGGGCCTGTTGCAATACTATGACAAGGTTGATGACGAACTGAACGAAGCGCAGATTGATTTGCTGTGTCAGAACTATTTGAAGTATTACAACAAAGTCACTCAGTCTTTGAGCCTTGAAGCGATGGGAATAACCGGCATCCGGGCCGGGATGATTCTTCCGGTGCTGATAAATGATGTTGAAACGTTAAGTTATAACCGCGTTCTTTTGGCGGAAAAGGTTACGCACACATACGAAGGCAGCGCATACCATAAAATGAAAATCGATGTAAAGAACTTCGAACAGTTAGGAGGTGCAAGCCTTGTCTGATTTGATTGAGGTTATACAGAAGATCGCACAGGATGCGCAAGACGGCACGAAACCAACAGATCTAGTTTTCGGCACCGTTGCCGTCGGCGGCACGGTAATTCTTGAAAACACAATGCTTCCCATTCCGGCATCCGCATTGATTCTAACTGATAATGTGGTTCCGCGTTCCGTCACTAAAACGACATCTGACGGCGCCAGCGTTACGATTCCGTTAAGCACCGGGCTAATGCCGGGTGAACGGGTGGTCATGCTACGGTGCGCATCGGGCCAACGGTTTATAGTCCTGTCGCGGGCGTATTAAGGAGGGCAAATTATGGCAAACACATTGCCGGATATCATCGGCTTTGATACGGACATACAACTTACATCGCGCCCTTCCCGGACATGGATTATTGACAGGAATACAATGCAAGTCGGTTTTATGGATGAGGGTTTGGAGGCTGTCCGGCAAGCTGTCGAAATCGCCTTGAACGTTGAACGGTTCCAATGGCAGATCTACAACACCAATTTCGGGAATGAGCTTGAAGAGCTGGTAGGCGATGACGCGGATTATATTCAGTCAGAGTTGCCCCGGATGGTTAATGATGCGCTGTCGGTTGATGATAGAGTGATTGATACCACCGATTATGTTTTTTCCGTCAATGGCGATTCCATGACGGTTTCATTTACTGTTAACACCGTATATGGACAACTTACGGAGGAATTGCTGATATGATTGATTTCACAACGAATAAAAGCTATGCCGATATTCTGGCGGCGATGCTTTCACAGGTGGATAACAGCCTTGATAAACGACAGGGATCGCTGATTCAGACAGCATTAGGCCCCGGCGCGTGGTATCTTGAAGGCTTGTACATGGATCTTGCAAACCTTCAAAAGAATGCTTTTGTCCTGACGGCGCAGGGCGAAGCGTTGGATCTTGGTGTCGCTAACCGTGGCCTGACACGAAAACCGGCAACGGCGGCAGTCAGACAGGGCATTTTTAACGCGCCAGTAGCGACAGGCTCCGTATTCAAGACGATTAACGGCGCGGATTCCGTCAACTTCACAAGCGGCGATCAGATTTCGGCAGAAGGCGGCGTATATCGGTATAAAATGACCTGTGACACCGTGGGAATCATCGGCAACAGTTATTCCGGGCCGATAATGCCAATCACGGCGATTCCCGGACTGACAAGCGCACAGATTGGCGAAATCATCACAGAAGGCCAGGAAGAAGAAACCGACAACGCCTTGAAGGAAAGATATGTTGAATCCTTCGGCGCGGTTCCCTATGGCGGCAACATTTCCGAATATCGACAGGCTATTTTAGCAATCCCCGGTGTTGGCGGGGTGCAGATTTACCCGGCGAACGCTTACAACGGCGGAGGAACAACTCTTTGCAGCATCATCGATGATGATTTCGGGCCAGCATCTGCGGCGCTGGTGGAAACGGTGCAAGAGGCGATTTGTCCGTTTGAGGTGAACACTTCCACGCCATCCCCGAACGGCTACGGCATCGCGCCAATTGGGGCGGCTGTGACGATTACAAGTGCATCAGCGTTAGCTATCAACATTACGGCAAACATCCGCTTTAATTCCAACGTGGAGAACGGCCTTGCAACATATACGGATGACATAAAGGCGGCAATTAGTGAATACATAACATCTGTCGCAAAAGAATGGGGTAAGGCCCTTGTAGCGCATCAGATATCATACCCGGTAACCGTTTATGTGGCGCGTATCATTTATGCGATCCTGTCGGTGTCTGCCGTTGCCAACGTTACCAATCTAACGGTAAACGGCGGTTCAACAGATTTATCGCTAACAGAAACATCAGCACTTCAGCAAGTGCCGGTATTGGGCGAGGTGGTGTTAAATGAGCAGTAACGTTCATACAATCCCCGAAGCGCATGAAATTCTAATGGAACAGTTGCCGGATTGGTTCAAGCCGGTATTAGAGTATATCGCAATCATGCAAGCGTATGCCGTGGAACTGTCCGGCGTGGAATCTGCGGCGGCAAAAATCCAGGCGAATTATTTCGTTGAAACCGCCGATGCTGACACGTTGAAATATTGGGAAGACCTGCTGAACATTCCGCAACGTGCGGGGGATACATTGGAATTCCGGCGGACGCGGATTATGCTTCGGCTGAACCAGCGGCCCCCGATCACCGTTTGGGATCTGCGGGACAAACTGACAGAACTTTTCGGAACGGAATACGCGCTGGAGGTTAACCCGCAACAGAACACGGCAAAGATTACGATTACATCGGATCGCTATGGTGCTGTCGATTTGCTTTATGATGTCATAAATGAGATAATGCCCGCTCATTTAGCCATCATCGCGAATCAGGAAGTTAACAACACCATCAATTCGAACAATTACGCGGCAATGCTGATTGCGAGAACGTTAGAACAGACCGTAGGCGGGAATGATTCGGATGTTGTGTCCGTTATCGTTGGTAATAATTATAACGCGGCGCCGATGAGCGTTGCCGTTGTACAGAGCATTTAAAGGAGGCTGAATATGGGAACATATAATAGCGCCGTGATTACTAACGGCGGCCAGTCAATGATTGCGCAAGCCGTAGCGGGCGCATCGCTTGAGTTTACCACCATTAAAACATCAAGTTACGCATACCCCGCCGGAACGAATCTTGCAACGCTGACAACGCTCAACGGAATCAAGCAGTCAAAAGACATCACCAGCGCAACGGTTTACAATTCCCGCGTAATCAAGATTTCCGCGGCGGTGGATAATACCGGCATTTCGACAGCATACACGATTAACACCATCGGAATCTATGCGAAAGTCGGTTCGTCTGCGGAATCCCTTTTTGCCGTTGTGACAGCTTCGGCGGCTGATACAATGCCAGCGTATGACAGCAAGCCATATTCGTACATCTATGAGATTAACTTAACCATGCAGAACGCGGCAAATGTGACCGTTACGGTAAATGCTGCGGGCCTTGTCAATGTGGCGGATTTGAATGCCGCAAAGGTTGAAATCCAGGGTGAAATTGCTGATTTAAAGAGTGCTTTTAAAACTCTAAATTCTTTTGACTTGTTGCAAGGCAATCACGAAAATGTCGATTATTCCGCAAACGGCACAACATGGCATTGGGACGGGGAAGTATGCACTGTAAACGGCACCGCCACGAAAGCAACCGTCTATGATATGTATAGAGATTACAATGCTTTCCCATCTTGGCTCAAACCCGGACAAACTGTATATGTTAAATACAGTGGCGTGTCTGTACGTTTTGCCGTGTATCAGGGCGTTGAAGGAACTGCGGATAACACTCCGCTGTTGGATACCATTGATTATGACGGACTGCTAACCATACCGGCAACTGCAAGCGGGATTTGCATTAGGTTTAGAATGGCAAAAAACACAACTGCAAACAATGAAAAAGCAGAAGTCATATTTGCCAGTTATGAATCCAATGAGAAATTGCAGACAAAAAGTATTTCGATAGAAAACGCAAAAATGCTGAGCATCGGTAATAGCATACTAACCGGGTCTGTGTGGATAAATGGCGCCTTCAACCATTTATCAACTTTTGCAAACGCACCTTATGGGTGGATTGCGAACGCGCTTGGTGTTACAGAACAAAACGTTGACCACACAATGATATCAAGCACTGGCTTGATGTATGACGCTGGCAACGGGTCTTTTATTGACAACATTACTGAGACGGATATTAGTGGGTATGATTACATCTTGACGCACTTGTATTATCGAGACCTCGTAAGCAGCGTATCGTCCGGGATCGGCGGTTTGGATTCGACTGCAAATGATGGCACAGTCGCAGGAGCTGTTCTGGAACTGTTAAATTATATTCGTGCCAACAACGCAAACTGTATGCTGGTATTGATAGGCGTACCCCCAACAGGTCAGAATGGGTCGGACATTGGGGACGAAGTTTTTAGCCTCGGTTATTCCAATGGCGCGAATGTAATGGAATGCGATTATCTTATGCACCAGCTTGCGGAGCAGGAGCGTTTCGTTTTTGTTGATTGGGAAGACCTTGAGTTAAGCTATCATTGGAAGGATTTTACTGACAATCTAAACGTACATCTGAATAACGAGGATGCTTATAGAGTAGTCGGAGAATATTTAGGAAATCAAATAACAGCTCAAAAAGGGGAAGGCGACAGTAACCGCGTCGTTACAAAGTGCTGTAATATCGAGTGGGTTTCAAACACATATATCAACAAACGAGGTTTGGAAGCCCCAAGTAATAGTTTTAAAGCATCGAATTTCATACCGGTAATCCCCGGCGAGAAAATTTATGTGCAGTACGTAACGCTTAGCACTACGGACTTGATCTATCTTACTTGCTATGACATTGCGAAAAGCAAGATTGCGGATGCAAGAAAAGAGAGCGGCTCAGTCGGCGATGTTGTTTCTACTGTAAAGGAATACACAGTTCCTGCTTCTGGAGCGTATGTACGGTTCTCAACTAGTGCATCACAGATTTACTGCCATGTTTGGCACAAAGATAAAACGTATATACCGCATCCTCACATTGAAGCAGCGACGGGTATGATTATCGGAGAGAATAATGCTTGCTCTGTTGAGATCGATCATGGTTATTTTGAAGGAAAGTTTATCAATCCGAACAACGTCGCTGTCAATGCGGAAAACTGGGCGAACACGGGAATCGTGCCCCTTAATGGCACATATGATTACATTAAGTTGCTTAATGTATCTGCTGGGCAGAGTTGTTTTGCACTGTTTCTAGACAACAATCAGAAGGTTATAAGCGTGGACTTAGCTGACAGTAATGGTGTGCTTGCGACTGAACGAATCATCAAGCCGCCAGTCGGAACAGCTTATATCCGATGCAATATGCTAAAAGCCAATAAAGATATTTTTAAAATCTACGGATTGAAAACAAATCTTGTGGTAGGAAACGCCGTTCCTGAAACCGCGAATCAAACGTTCCATGCCATGACAGGTAATAAATTGCATACGATTTTCAGAAAAACAAAAGCCATCGGGCCGCTGTTCACGATAAGTGATGATGACACAACTTCACTCTCGAATGTGCAAAAATTTCACACGGTTTGCATGGCAGAAAGTATTCGCGGGTGCTATGCCGTAATGACAAAAAACACGGAAGCAGATTCTAATATTGTGGATGCGCTTCGTGAATATGAAAAAGACGGTTTTCAGAACGTCCTACACTGTAATCACCAAAGGGCAATATTTATGCCAGCACCGGACAGGGATATTGACGCATGTCGTGAAGATATAGCAATCGCTATTCAGCGCATGCAGAACTATGGTTTCAGTGATTATCGGCATTGGGTTTCTCCCTATGGCGTTGGAGACCAAGAAATGAAGGATCTTGCAAGGGACTTTGGTTTTGATTGCCTGATTGGGGTTGCTCAACCTACATACTGTCATTTTATTCCACAAAACGTTTACGGATTGTATAACATCCCTCGCATGGAGCTGTATCCGACAGATGCGGAATCGTTGCCGGGGAATACCCTCGCAGAAATCAAAGCCCAAATGCTCGACTGCGCCACAAACGGCGGCTGGTTTCATTTGTGTACGCACATGTATCAATGGGGTGATGATTTGGCAAGGGTTACAGAAATACTTCAATACTCAAAGACGCTCGGAATGAAAAATGTGACAATCAGTGGCGGTTTGAGCTATTGGCGTGATATTTATCGCCTGTATGAACTGTTCTAAAGGACAAATTAAATCAGCAACCGGCCCCCGATTATTTCGGGGGCTTTATTTAGAATGAAAGGAATTCCGCATGGGTGTTTATAACAAAACAATAATTACAAATGCCGGAATCAATGCCATCGCGCAAGCTATCGCAGAATCGCAGACGCTGGCATTTAAGACGGCGAAAACATCAAGCTACGCAATCCCGGACGGAACAAATATTAAAGCAATGACATCATTGCAGAATATCGTTCAGTCGGTGGAGCTGCCCACGCCGTCGGTTTACAATTCAAATACGGTACAGGTTTATGCTAGGTTCTCCAACACCAATATCGCAACGGAATACTACATTAATACAATCGGCGTTTATGCATCGCTGGCGGGCGGCGCGGAATTCCTTTTTGCGGTTCTGACGGCCATCACGCCGGACAGACAGCCGGTATTTGATGAGAATTCCCCGACGGCATTTATTTACAATATCTTGATGCAGATAAGCGAAGCTGAAAGCATCACTTTTGCTGTGAATGATACCGGTACCGCGACGGTGGCGGATATTAACCATTTGCAGAATCTGATTGACGGGAAGGTTAACACAATCGGCGGGGATGTTTCGGCAACTGTCGTTGATAACCCTATTGCAAATGAAGATTCGTTCCCTGTTCCGGTGGCTGGCGATTCAATCGCGGTGATTGTCGGAAAGATTATCAAATTCTTTGCAGATATTCTTAACCCGTTCTCGGGTGCGACAAATAACACGGCGGGCGAAAAGGGCATTGTTCCGGCACCGGCAGCGGGTGATAATGTATCCGTTCTGCGCGGTGATGGTGCATGGGCAAAGATTCAGAACAATATCACAACCGACACGCCCGGAACGCCGCTTGATGCGCAGATGGGCTATCGGATGTGCCTTGTACTGGATGCGACACTCCCCGCAAGCGGATGGACGGAAACCGCGCCGTATACTAATACGATTGGAATCTTTGGCATGACGGCAGCTTACGCACCGGTTATCGCGTGTGGCAAAGTGTCATCGCCTACGGCAGAGAGATATAAGGCGATTCATAAGGCGTATGCGATGATTGATAGAGCTGTTACCGGCAACAATCAGATTACATTCTATTGCTACTCAAAGAAACCGACAGTTGATATTCCGATAAGCATCAAGGGGGTGTAAGCATGGCTGAATGTTTAATCTTAGGCGTTGGCGGCGGTGCCAGCGGTTCCGATGATGTAACGGCATCCGCCGCTCAGGTTCTTGCGCCTTATACGGCTATCACTTCGGATTCTGACGGGGAGCCGGAAGAAGGAACGATCCCAACAAAAGATGCGGCAACTTATAACACATCAACGGCAGATCAGACGATTAATTCCGGGCAGTATCTTGGAGGTAATCAGACGATTAAAGCCGTTACAACGGCAAACATTGACGCCGTGAATATCAAAAAGGGCGTAACCGTTAAAGTTGGCGATGCGAACAACGCCGGAAGAATCAAAGACATTGCAGGCACATATACCACCGTATCAAGCGGACAGACGGCAGTAACTGCCGCCGCGTTAAGAAAAGGCTATAGCGGATTCGCCAACGGCGGCGCAGAGGTTAAAGGCAATATGACCGAAAAAGGCGCCGCGACTTATTACGCCACAACATCAGAGCAGACTATAGCAGCGGGGCAATATCTGACAGGTGCGCAGAAGATAGGGCGGTTGTCACAGACAAATCTATCCTCCGGCAACATCCGAAAGGGTGTTAGCATATATATCAATAATGGGCAATCAAACATATTCAGCACTACTGGATCTTGTTTAGAATTCAAATTCTATAATTCCAATAATGCGATATCGTCATCAATCCGCCGGAATTTTAATTCTAAAGATAACGGGACGATGTCGCTTTATTATGTTGAATTCGGAACGGCTCAATTCCCGGCGAACTATGTTCCTGTCCTGATTAGCGGAACAAGCACCGCCGGAGAAGGGGTTGAATTTTGGCAAGACCCCTGGAACTGCGGCTATTCTATGAGTTCCGGAAGAGTCGCTTTCCCGATGACATCGGTTATATTTACAAAGGGCCATATCCTCATTCCGGTTCCGTATGCTTCCCAACATTGGGGCTTTCGCATTGCCGGTTATCTTGATTAGTGGAGGGCATTATGGAAATACTATCATTTATCACGGCCCATTGGCTGGAATGGCTTTTTACAGCCGTATTAGCTGTCCTGTCATGGCTCATTAAGGCTATGCGGGAGCAGCTGGTTGAAGAGAAGAAGAAGAACGAGGCAATCGCGGAGGGCGTGCAGAGTCTTCTTAGAGAGTCTATTGTCAACAACTACAATCGCTACTCCGATAAAGGATTCTGCCCGATATATGCTAAGGAATCAATCAAAAAGGTGTATCGGGCATATCACAACCTGGGCGGGAATGATGTTGCGACGGAATTATATAACAAGGTTCTGAAAATGAAGGAGGCCGCGAATGATGATCCCGAATAAGACTTATGACATTCTGAAATGGATCGGCCTGATTTGCCTTCCGGGCGTGGCGTGGTTTGTTGGGCAGATCGGCCCGGTTTGGGGAATGCCCCGCGTTGATGCCGTTGTAACCACGTTAAACGCCGCCGGAACGCTTTTAGGTGTTCTGATTGGCGTTTCTACAATGAACTATAACAAGCGTGTTTAAAGGGCGCAGAATGCGTCAGAAAGGAGTGCAAAGATGGCAGAAGAGAAGATTCTTGAAAGAAGTGCAGATTTTGAGGAACGCGTCAAAAACGGCGGACCGTTCAAAACGGAAGAATTTGAATTAATGACACAGGAAGAATTCGATCTTGTTCTTCCGGCCCTTGGCCCGGCACAGGCGCGGGAAGCGTTCCTTACCCGGCAGAAGTCCGAGCAGAAGAAACGCGGCACCGGTCCGGCGCTGGAATGCAAGTAACCGGCAAATGACAGGCAAATAAACGGCGGGGGCTTTATGCTGCCCGCCCTTTTTTGTTAAGGGGGCTTATATGGCTTTTGATGTTGCGCGGGTTCTGTCGGTCGCAGAGGATGAGATCGGATACCTGGAAAAGAAGAACGGCGATTTAAAATATCTTTATGAAAAGGTGAAGAACGCCGGCAGCGCCAATTATACGAAATACGGCTATGAAATGCACGCCATTTATCCGGCGGTAATGGATTATCCGGCGGCGTGGTGTGATTGTTTCGTTGATTGGTGCTTTCAAAAGGCTTACGGCGTTTCGACTGCCCGGAAGATGATCGGCGGACAGTTTGACGATTATACGGTGCAGAGTGCCGCCATTTATAAGAAGATGGGCGCGTGGTATGCGGTGCCGAAACGCGGCGATCAGATTTTCTTTCAGAACAACAGCCGAATCTGTCATACCGGGCTAGTTGTGGATGTTCGAAACGACACGGTTTACACCATCGAGGGCAACACTTCCGCCGGTTCTTCTGTCGTGGCCAATGGCGGCGGGGTGTTCGCGAAACAATACCCCGTGAATTATGCCAGGATTGCCGGTTATGGCCGTCCGGCTTACGGGAAAGATATTGCGGTTGCGGAAGGATGGCGAAAGGCTGCGGACGGTGTGCGCTGGTGGTATGAGTACGCCGATCAGAACTTCGCGATTGGCTGGAAAGACCTGGAATCCGCCAGCGGCAAACACAGATATTATTTTGACAGAGCTGGTTATATGCTCACCGGGTGGCAGTACATCAGTAATCATTGGTACTTTTTCGAAACCACCCGGAACGCCGATGAGGGTGCGCTTTATCGGTCAGACGAAAACGGAATACAAACCGTTTGGACACTTTAACCGGACATTAAATGTCCGGTCATAAGAAAGCCCCGCGTCACTATCGGCGCGGGGTGTTTAAATATTCATTTGTTCAGTTTTTCGATGATGTCCGCCCGGACAACCTTTTCCAACAGGGATAAAACATATCCGGCGGGCTTTACGCGCCCCGCTTCCCAATCGCACATTGTCGCGTATGGGAT